TCCCTGAAGAACTGCATCCCGAAGCATCCGGGTTAGTTTGACATAATCAATGCCCTGGCCTGAAGACATATTATTGATCGCTCCTGCCAAAGCTGGATCTCCCTGGTTGCCCGCAGTCGTGGCGATATTACTGGTTACATCCTGGGTGACACTAACTGGAACGCTTGCGAAATCTCCGATACCGCCAGCCATTCCAAGCATCATGTTTTCACCGATTCCGGCAAATAGCGTGGAAGGTGAGTGAATACCTAAGAAACCTTTAGCGGTATTCCAGGCAGCCCTAACTACCCTAGCAACTGCATCCCCAACAATGCTTATTCCATTTGAAATCCCCCTGGCAATACCTCTAACAATATTGGTGCCCACTGATTTCCAATTTGTATTAGTAAACCAATTTATAAATTTAGCAATCAAAGTAATTGCAGTCTCTATCAACCATATCCCAAAATTAGTAAAAGCGGTTTTTATCAAGTTCCAAAGGTTATCCCAGAAGATACGAATCTTTTCGCCAAAGGTGTACCAATCCCCAGCAAACGCCGCCTGAAAAGCTCTGACCAATGGAGTAATAAAGGCAGCAAAGGTATTCCATCCAGATTTGATCGATTCCCATAATTTTGTTACAGTCTCTACAATGGCATTCTTTGCGGATAGAACCTTCTCTTGGATCCCACCCCAGTTGTTTGTCCATGCTTCATAAACCAGATAGGCAACCGCTGCCACAGCCAACATAATCGCAATCACCGGAAGCATTGGTACAAGAGCGGCCCAGGCAGCGGTTGCAACTGAGATACCAAAGGCTAAAACAGCCACGCCCATTGCAGCCAGGACCCCAACAACAACGCCTTTATTTTCACTTAGCCACCCGGTAAACGTGCGGAAGTTCTCAATCCAGATAGGTACTTTTTCAACAATCCAATCAGCTAATTTTCCAACGCCTACAATAACCTTATCGAGGAACTCTGCAAACTCAGGGCTGGCAGCAATATCTTTAAACACACCGGCTGTTTTTGCCAAAGCATCTTCTAATGGCTTTCCAACTTTCGCTTTAACATTCTCTAATACTGCTGCCAATATGCGTTGAGAGTTTGCTAATCCATCAGAAGTATTCTGGAAGTCGCCAGCAATCTTGTCTGTCTGTTCATAAACTAGGGCAAGCGCTGCCTGGGCTTTTGCAGAATCGCTAAGCTCTCCGTTCGCATCAGCCAGTCCCATTTCCATGGCTTTGGCATTGATCATAGCTTGATTCATTTTCACGCCGAATTGTTCCAGGGGATTGAATTCACCCTTGATCGCAGACTGAATTGCTCCAAAAGCCTGATCAACATCTGTATTGAAAAGACTGGCCATATCAGATGCGCGCACCATCAGATCAATAGTTTCCCCGGCCAGCTCGTCTTCTGCAATTCCTACATTTCCCAACATGGCACCCATTTCTGCGCCCATTTGGTTAAACGCTCTAGAAGATAACCCGACCGCCGTAGCAGAATTTTCACCAAAGTCTGTCATTTCTTTAGCGCCGTCTCCAAACACAACATTTACAGCATTGATTGCTTCAGCTAAATCAGTGGCCGGGGCAATTGTAGAGGCCAGAGCAGCAGCTCCTGCACCAATACCAACAGCAATCCCGGCAGTGATGCCCATTCCAACTTTGGAAAGGTTATCAAACGTGCCCTCTAAGTGCTTGGTTTTCTTTTCAGCTGCGTCCATCCCTTTATCAAAGGGTCCAGATTCAACTCCAAGAGAAACAAGCAATTTCTTTAGTGTTCCTGCTGCCATAATTATTCCTTATCCCTGAGATCAGCGCCGCCCAAGGCGATGGTATACATTTCTGCAAACTGTATCTGTTCTGCTCCGGTTTGTGGTTCCTTCTTTCCCATACTTGGCATGAAGTCTGATACTTCATAAGCCCTTTGGCTTTTTGCCCGGTTCACATTCGCAACCGTTGACGCTGTTATCGCGTGCCCTACATAACCCGCTTCTGCCCCAAAAGGTTCGAGTTGCGAGAAGGCCATCCATTCGGTTATTTCCCGGCTAGATATTCGCCCAAGCAACTCGTTTACAGTCATGCCCAAATGCCCGGCTAGTCTGAAGCAGAATCGTCGAAAGGGCTCTCTTCCAACCCCTCCGATAAGTCCTCTACATCGGCTTCTGTAAGCCCGGAAAGTCTTTGTGCAACCTCGAAGATACGATTCAAAGGAGCGGCAGCCTTTTCATTTAGCGCCTTTACATCGGCGGGAGTAAAAAGTTTCTTTCCGTCTTCATTGACAATAGACAGACTGCACAATATGGCTCTCATATCAACCATATTGATCTTTTGTTTATTGCCAGGATTCTTAATAACACCGGCTTCAAATCTTCCTCTTTCTTTTCCGGTTATTCCCTGGACAATTACATCCCCACCCCATTCGTGGGCGTCTACGATCTCAGTCAGGATATCTTCTGCCTGTAAGATATCTTCTCGGGTCAATATCTTGCTCTTTCCTTTTGTAAACATTTATTCCTCCTGTAAATCTTAGGCTAAGGTTGGCACACCACTTAATTTGAATTTCACACTTGCGGTCAAAGCCCCACCTACTGGCGCCGTTGGTTCAAATCCAGTTACAAAGGCGCTGAAATCCCATTGCGTTGGCGCAACGTCCGGCCAAGTAATATGGAATGTAGTGATCAATGTCCGCGCGGCTAAATCGACAAGCAAATCTGCGTGAGTAGCCCCCGCTGGATCAAAGACAAGATCCGCTGTGACTTCACCTGATCTGAGGATGGTCCCAATTACCTCTTCCCACGCACCTGTTGAATCGTGACTGGTTACGTCTTCGGTATCCAGTGATAACCCAGGCCCAGAAAGATTAGTAACTTGGGCATAGACTACCGCGCCTTTTAGAAGTTGGGTTCCAAATGCATCATACTTTGCCATAACTTACTCCTTATGCTAATAGTGGTTGTGATGTGATTTTTGCTTTTGCGGTTGCCGTTAGAGCCCCACCAGATGGGGCCGCAGGCTCAAACCCGGTTATGTATCCTGAGAATTCCCATTCAGTTGTTGCGGCATCAGGAAAGATCAACTTCAAGAAAGAATATATCTTGTCCTCAAAGCGATACAGCAACCCGGTTGCGGCATCGTGTGTCGCGTCTACGGGGTCAAAAACAAGATCCAGTGAAACCTCTCCTGATCTGATAATCGTTGCAACCGTTTCTTCCCAAGCCGTTGCCTGGTCATGGGTTGTTACGTCTTCAGTGTCTACCGCTAATCCAGGACCTGAGATATTTGTCACCTGGGCAACTGCTACTTCCGCAACCCCGGCAACCCCTGCCGTTCCAGCTGCAACAGTTCCAGCTCCAACAGAACCGTTATCATCATAAGCAATTTCCATAGTTCCATCATTGCCCAAAGCCTCTATCATTCTAAGATATAGATTAGTTCCCACTGCGTATGCAACCATATACGGTGTAATGTTTGCATCGAGATTAATGGCCGCTACCGCTTTTCTAACGATATCCCGGGCGGCATCGCCAACTAGCAACGCAACGGCTACATCATCAGCACCCGATATTGCAGAAGTAATTGTAAATTTTGCGTTGCCTGCTCCAGTTACAACGTCACCCGCTCCATCAGGAACAACCGTTATATAATGCGTTTGCTGAGTTCCGATCTGTAATTCTGTTCCATATGCAGCGTATTCTGCCATTTTTTTTACTCCTCAATCCAAATTATATAATCTGATCTGCTCCGGTAAAGCTCACTGTCCGGGTCATATTCAGGATTTTCGTTATCCGCAAGAGCCGATCTGATAGTTATAGAGCTCGGGGCTGTTCCAATCGATCCCGTTTTACCATTCAGCGCCGCTCGTATGATCATTTATCGCTTTCACTGATGCGTATGTACTGCCCCAGGCATCAAATTGGAACCTGGGTGAAGTAAGATCCCCCGCAATCCCTGAGTTGTCGTGGGTGTTAATCCGGGGAGTTGAAATTCTCTGATAAGTAAGGCATGGCATCGTGGCGCCCTGGGGGATTCTCATGGAATAAACCCTTGCTCCAATCAGAGCAGTTATCCCAGCGTAGGTCGATAAGTAACTATGAAGTCCCTCTTCTAAAACAGCCATTACTTCGATGCCTTATCTAAGTTTCTTTTGATCTCTGTCTTTACAGCCGTAATAATATCGTTTTCGTTTTCATCCATTGCCGGACGTAAATACGGCCTGGCAGGCATGTGAACAATCATTCCTGGTATTCCAAATGCACCTTTTATAATTCCACCAAGCTCGTGAATCCTTGCATAAACAACATTGGTCCCGATAAGTGCCTCTGCGCTTGTCTTTGTTTTCTTTCCCGCAGAAACGTTTATTGAGTTTACTAACGTTCCTGTTTGTATATTCAGCCCGGGTCTTCCTGACCCCGCGTTTACTTTTGCGTGACCCTCAACTACAAACCCGCCAGCCTTTGCGGCTTCCATAAGCAATGCTCCACTTACTGCGTTACGAACCGCATCAAAGTTATCTTCTAGGACGATGGTTTTACTTCCTACTGGCATTAGGTCTCGATCCTCTTCAATAATATTCTGATCCCTGAAGCGCCCTGTTGGATGGGGCCAACAACGTTATAAACTAAAGCCGCACCCAGGGCCATTCCAAACCTCTTGGTAATCTTTATCCGATCTACAGGATCAGGAGTGGAAGCGTAAGGCATTCGAAGCGTTGCATCATAATTCAATATAGTCTGATCTACTCCATGCCTCTCTGACCCCGGGCGCGGAT